AGAAACTTCACCACGGCTATGCCGGATGCAAATTACTCTGTAGCTGGAACTGCGTCCAAAGACGCAGCTAGTGTTGCAGGCAGTATGGGGTTAAATGAAACCTCTGTTCCGAGCACTTCAGCAGTAAGAATTTACGGCATTTCATTTGGTAGCGCGTCCAACGCATTAGGAGACAGAGCCTATATGTACGTCTCTATCCACCGTTAATCAGGAGCAACCATGAACTCTCGTATTATTTTCCCCAACGATGAAGGCGGAGTTTCCGTCATCATTCCTGCTGCCGAGTGCGGACTAAGCATCGAAGAGATCGCTTCCAAGGATGTTCCGGCTGGCAAGCCTTACAAGATTGTGGATGTCGCTGACATTCCGTCTGACCGCACTTTCCGCAACGCATGGGAATTCACAGCATGATCACCGTCAACATCACCAAGGCCAAGGCCATCGTTCACGACAAGCGCCGCGCTGCCCGCGCTGCCGAGTTCGCGCCTCTGGACATCAAGGCCACCATCCCCAGCGAAGCGGCTGCGGCTGAGGCTGCCCGCCAGGCTATCCGCGAGAAGTACGCGGCCATGCAGACCCAGATCGACGCCGCCCCCGGCGTGGATGAACTAAAGGCGATCGCCGACGCGCTGGTGTGACATGACGCCTCCCGAAATCGACCCCGTTAAGTACGGCGCGATGTGGCAGCGCGTCAATGACTACGAGCGCCGATTCGAGGTCATTGACAAGAAGCTCGACAAAATGGAAGCGCAGTTGGACGACCTAATTGCTATGGCTAACAAGGGCAAAGGCGGCTTCTGGGTCGGCATGACGATCGCCAGCAGCGTCGGCGCCGTCGTGGCTTGGGTAGCGGGGCACTTCAAAGGTGGGTAATGATCGACCCGATAACCGCGCTCGCTGCCGTCTCATCGGCAGTCAACCTTGTAAAAAAGGCTGTCAAGACGGTACAAGATGTGCAGTCTCTCGGGCCGGTACTGGGGCAGTATTTTGATGCCAAGGCGCAGGCGATAGAGGTTGTTCAAAAGGCCAAGACCGGGACGTTCAAGGGTTCGTCACTGGGCAAGGCGCTGGAGTTGGAGCTTGCGCTGGAGCAGGCTAGGGAGTTTGAAGAACAGGTAAAGATGCTGTTCTTTCAGGCAAACAAGATGGACGTTTGGATGCGGATCACCGCCCGAGCCAAACAGATGGAGGCAGACGCGGCCCGCGCAGAAGGTCGGCGCAAGGCAGAAGCAAAGCGCAAACAGGCTGAGATGGAAGAATTGGGCTTGATCTGCGCGGCTGTTTTCTTTGCTGTGTTGGTTCTGGGTCTGACCACATATTTTGTTATTGAAGCACTACAAAGGCAGTACTGATATGTTCCCTCTCACAGCACTACTGGGCATCGGCTCTCAACTCATCGACAAACTCATCCCTGACCCCGAGGCAAAAGCCAAGGCGCAGATGGACTTGGCGAAGATGGCGCAGGACGGTGAACTCGCCAAGATGGCGAACGACACCAAGCTCTTTGAGATTGAGCATACCGGCATCACCGAGCGGTGGCGCTCTGACATGGGCAGCGACTCTTGGCTGTCCAAGAATATTCGTCCTCTGGCACTGATTGCCATCTTCGTGGCCTATTTCCTGTTCACCGCGATGTCTGCCTTCGGCTACCACGCGCAGGAGACTTATGTCCAACTGCTCGGTCAGTGGGGCCAGATCATCTTCCTCGCCTATTTTGGCGGCAGGACGGTCGAGAAGCTGGCTGACATGAAGTACACCAAGGACAGCAAATGAGGCACAACTGGGAAGAGGCTATTAAGCACGTTTTGAAGTACGAAGGCGGCTACGTCAACCATCCGGCCGACCCTGGCGGTCGGACCAACCTAGGAGTGACGCAACGTGTCTGGGAAGAATGGACTGGCAAACCTGCCACTGAAGCAGATATGCGTGGACTTACCGTTGAAATGGTCACTCCTCTGTATAAAAAGCGTTTTTGGGACGCTGTGCGCGGCGATGACCTTCCTTCTGGTGTTGATTTTTGTGTGTTTGACTGTGCCGTTAATGCTGGTGTTGGTCGGGCTAGTCGATTTCTTCAGCAAGTCGTGGGAGTGACCGCTGACGGCGCAATCGGGCCAAGGACTTTGGCGGCAATAACTGCAATGCCGGCCGATGAAATTGTCGAGAAGTTCTGCGACCTACGCGAGGCGCACTACAAGAGCCTGTCCACCTTCGCCACCTTTGGCAAGGGCTGGATGCGGCGCTTGGACTCGGTGGAGGCCGAGTCCAAAACGCTAACGGCGTAACAGATCGCGGTACGCCTCCATCGCTGTGCGGAAATCAAGCCGCAAATGCTTGATGTCATCCTGTTGCTGGCGCAGCGTCGCGTACGCCTCTTGCGCGAACTTCACTAGGTTTTCCTGCTTCCAGCTTGCGAAGTCTGGCCCCTCCGTGAGGTTTTGTGGGGACATGTCTTTCCTCAGTTGAAAATTTGTGCCCGTTACCGCACACGCGTGATCGGTGTACGACGCCGTTCCTCTGTCTCGTCAGTTTTACTTCTGTCCACGCTTCGCATATCGGGCATTTCACTCAGGGGCCTCCAGCCAAATCTACGCCAGGTTGCTTGGATGTCCGTCGCCGCTGCCGGCACGTACTTGAATTTAGGGTCTAGGATACGCGCTTTCATTTAACAGCCTCCTTCATAAGCTCAATTCGCTCCCGCGCCGCGCGCAGCATGGTGTACCGCTGGTGCAGGCGCTCCAAGAACGTCACGCGCCGGGCGCCGAAGCGTTCCTCGGTCAGCAGCGCCAGCACCTCCTGCTCAGTGAGCAGATTTAGCTTTTTGTTTAGCTCGCGCCAGTGCATCTTTCTTCTCCAGTTGTTCTAAGGACTTCTTGAGCCGCTCCATGAGCCGGGCGGCTTGGTTGTACTGCTTGACGGCGATGCGGAACTGCGCCTTCGTCGAGCGGATTTTCTCTCGGGTTGTGTTCATTTCAGACTCTCCATTGCAATGTCGCTTAGGGCGCGCTTGTCATGGAGCGCGGCCCAGATTTTCTCATCGACCGTCTGGTTGGCGATCATGATGTAGCACCAGACGGCGTGGCGCTGCCCGGACCGGTGCAGGCGCCCGTTGGCCTGCTCGAACAGTTCGAGGGACCAGGGCAGACTGAGCCAGACGATGTGGTGGCCGCCGTGCTGGAGGTTAAGTCCGTGGCCGGCTGACTTGGGGTGCAGGCATAGAAGGCGTACTCGTCCGGCGTTCCAGTCATCAAGGCTGTCAACCGTTCGGGCGTGAGGGAAACGTCGCTGGAGTTCATGCAGTTCCTCGATGAAGTTGTAGAAGACGATCGTGTTGGCCTGCTGGTTCTCGGCCAGCAGTTCCTCCAGCCGGTCGAACTTGTGGCCGCTGAACCAGACCGGCTCTGGCGTGTAGACGAACCCAGCGGCCATCTGCGAGAGCTTTTGTGTCACCACGGCGGCGTTGACGGCCACGGCAGTCGCATCGGGAAAGCGCGTGACGAAGTCCTTCTTCATCTCCTCGTAGGGCGCGCGGTCGGGCAGGTCCACCCGCACCTCGACCGTGTGCAGCGGCGGCAGCTTGTCCTTGTACTCGCCAGGCTCCAGCACGAAGGTGGACGGCTTGATGCGCTCCATGACCGCCTCCAGCGCCCCCGGACGCGGCTGCCAGTCGTTGAACTCGCGGTTGATCAGGTAGAAGTACTGCTGCTGGAACGCGCCCTTGGACCGGCCCAATAAAGCAGTAGAAATCATCTTGCACTGGCCGAAGACGTCCTCCAGGCCGTTGCTGGTGAACGAGCCGGTCAGGCCCCAGCGGACCGGGCAGTCGAGCACCTTGGCGAGGGCCTTGAACCGAGCGCCCGAGGGGTTCTTCAGGCGCGTGAGTTCGTCGAACACCACGCCGTCGAAGTCCAGCGCCTGCTGCGCGAGCCATTGCAGGTTGTCGTAGTTGGTGACGACGACCTGGGCGCGGCTGCCGAGCGCGGCCAGACGCTGCGCGGGCGTACCCACGGCCACGGCCATCGTCAGGCTAGGCGCCCACTTAGGCTGCTCGACCGGCCAGACTGTCTGCGCCACGCGTAGCGGGGCGATGACGAGCCAGCGCTTGACGACGCCGTCGCGGGTCATGTCGCGCATGGCCGTCAGCGTGATCGCGGTCTTGCCGGCGCCCACCGGCGCGAGCACCATCGCGCGGTCGTTGGCGTACAGGAAGTCAGCGGCCTGTTCTTGATACGGACGCAATGAAACCATCGACGTGATCCTTATTCCACAAGCAAGCGTAGTTCTGGCGCAGCCGCGCCATGTCGGATTGGAAGACCTTTTGTAGCTCGGACAGCCGGCCGCCTGGCGCCTTGAGTTCGACAAACCATGTGCTGCCGTCGGGCAGGCAGACGACGCGGTCGGCCACGCCTCGGTGCGCGGGGCTGGTGAACTTGTAGGCCATGCCGCCGAGGGCCTTGACCTGGGCGACGAAGTACCGCTCGATGGCCGCTTCTCTCATCTCGGCTCCCAATCATCGAACAGCCTCGCCGCCCGCGCCCGGATCAGGTCAGCCGCTTGGTACGGCTCGGCTGTCTCTGCGATCTGAGCGCAGTCTTTGTACGCCGCCTTGACGGCGGCCTCAAGTTCTGAGCGGTAGCACAGGGTGTCGTCATCGTCAGTAGGGGGCATCTTCAGCCTCCTCTCGTTGCTTGCGCTGGTACTCACGCTCCTGCGCGGGCGTCCACGGCACGGGGCCGCCAGGCGGCGGGAACGGCCAAGTCATGCCGTCACCTGCTGCAGTGCAGCAATCAGTTCTTGCGCCTGCTCGCGGGACAACATAACGGCTGTGTTGGCGCGGCGAAGATACAGCGACAAAAAGACCGACTTGTCGTCCTCGTCATACGACTGCACAAAGACCGAGTCGTCGCTGTTGGCTCTGATGTGAAATTCCATACGGTACTCCAGTTGATTAATTGGGCGCCCATCATAGCGAGTAAAAAAGTTTTGTGCAAACAATTTTTTCTGTGCTATGATGCAGGCTCGATCAATCAACTGGAGTACAGACATGAAAGACATACCGGCGTTCCCCGGCCTACACCCGTCGCAAGAGTGCCGTTTTAATGACCCTGGTATGACCCTGCGCGATTACTTTGCGGCGAAGGCGATGTCGGCATACCTTGCCCGTCCAAATCTTCCAGTCAGCGTCACCGATGAGCAACTTGCTTTTGCTGGCTATGACATGGCAGATGCCATGCTGAAAGCGCGTGATGCAGCACAGTAACATCGTCGGCGGCAGCACCGCCAAGCGCGTCATCAGTTGCCCAGGTTCTGTGGCCTTGGTAAGAAAGATGCCCCCGCAGCCCTCCAGCGTCCACGCCGATCGCGGCACGATGCTGCACGACGTCATCAGCACCATCTTGTCCGACGGCTCAGTAGTGGTCGGCCAATACAAGTACAAGGATCAAGTTCTAACCGAGGAGCTTTACGATGAGAAGATTGCCCCTGCCCTGGATGCGCTCGAAGAGATCGATCCCTACGGTCGGTTGGTTTACGAGGTTGAAACACGCGTTGGTTTCGGAGATATTCTTCCTGGCGTGTTTGGTAGTACTGACTTGGTCGGCCGCATTGATGATCGCGCTATTGTTCTAGATTGGAAGTTCGGCGACGGCGTGGTGGTCGAGGCCGAGGAAAACGCGCAGTTGATGTTCTACGCTGCTGCGGCCATGCGGACCGATGCGCTCAAGTGGGCCTTCGAGGGCGTCACCGAGGTCGAGTGCATCATCGTCCAGCCGCCCGTCGTGCGGCGCTGGGTGACGACCGTGGGCCGCATCAAGCAGTTCGAGCATGAGTTGGTGGCCGCTGTCAAGACCGCGCTGCGCGATGACGCCCCTCTGGCGCAGGGCGACCACTGCCGCTGGTGCGCGGCCAAGCCGATCTGCCCGCAGATGACCGGCGCCGTTGATCGTGCGCTCAAGCAGCAACTGATCAATTTGGACGTTGACACGCTGGGCCGGTATCTGCACAATGCCGACCTCTTGGAAGACTGGATAAAAGACTTGCGCGCGTTGGCCTTTGGCCTTCTAGAGAAGAATGTTGCTGTACCAGGCTACAAGCTGGTGCAAAAACAAGCGCGGCGCAAGTGGACCGATGAACAGGAAGCACGCAAGGTGCTCATGGAACTCGGTCTGAAAGAATCTGTCGTCGTCGAGACTTCGATCATGTCACCGGCGCAGGCCGAGAAGGCGCTCAAAAAGCGCTTTAGCGAACTGCCCGAGGACTTGATCAAGTCCGAGTCGTCAGGTACGACGCTCGCCCCGGAGGATGACCCCCGGCCAGCGGTGCAGTCGTTCATCGGGCTGTCAAAAGCCCTTTCTAAACTGTAATGGAGTTCACATGTCTAATCTAGTAAAGTTCTCTGGCGCTAACCTGCCTTCTGTTGCTTCCCTCTCCACCGCGCTTCGTACCATCGCCACCGATGTCAGCGCCTCGACCACGGCCATCATCAAGATGGACCGCACGGGGCACTGGGTCTTTGGCGCTGATCAGACCGAGGCCGAGGACGACTCCCGCTGGGCGGTCAACCCCTTCTCGTTTGTCCACGGCTTTATCGCCTGGGGCGACGGCGAGGTGTTGGCTGAAAAGCTGGTGCCCGTCACCGAGCCGCTGCCTGAACTCGAAGCCGCGCCTCCTGGCGCGAAGAAGGGCTGGGAGCCGCAGACGGGCCTGAGCCTGAAGTGCATCAGCGGCGAAGACGCCGGGCTGGAAGCACGGTTCACCACCACCAGCGTCGGCGGCCGCAAGGCTGTGCAGACGCTTGCCGTGGCTATCGCCGCGCAGGTGGAGAAGGATCAGGGCAAGCCGGTGCCTGTCGTCAAGCTGGCTAAGGACCACTACACCCATAAATCGTATGGACGAATCTACACTCCGGTGTTCGAGGTGGTGGAGTGGGTGTCGATGAATGGCGAGGCAGCGCCTGAAGCCGAGGCAGCGCCTGCTGCTGGCCGTCGTCGTCGTGCGGCCTAAGTGAGAACAGGGGGTGTCCAGTTTTTGGACGCCCCCTCCTTCTTATGATCCTCTGGATTGACTTCGAGACGCGCAGCCGAGTCGATCTCGGCGCCAAAGGCGTCTACAACTACGCGCAGGACATGAGCACCGAGGTGTTGTGCATGTCCTACGCCTTCGACGACGATGAGGTCGTGACGTGGCGGCCAGGCGAGCCATTCCCCGAGGCCGTCGCCCAGCACACCGGCCGCATCTACGCTCACAATGCGGCGTTCGAGCGGCTGATCTTCTCCTACGTCTTGCAGGTACCATTCAAATTAGAGCAGTTCGTCTGCACCGCCACGCAGGCGCGCGCCAACTGCGCCCCCGGCTCGCTGGAGGACGTGGGCCGGTTCGCGGGCGCCAGCATGAAGAAAGACCACCGGGGCGCGCAACTGATCCGTATGCTCTCAATCCCGCAGGCCGACGGTAAGTTCCGCGAGGACGCCGACCTGATGGCCGAGATGATCCAGTATTGCGAAACCGATGTTAAGGTGATGCGCGAGATCAGCAAGGCCATGCGGCCCCTGTCGGATGAGGAACTGCTCGACTACCACGTCAGCGAGCGCATCAACGACCGTGGCGTGCTGGTGGACGTGCCGCTCGCGCGCGCTGCGATGCGCTACGCTCAAGCCGAACTGATCGAGATCGAGGAGCGCGTGGCCGAGTTGACCGAGGGCGAGATCACCAGTGTGCGCTCGCCTAGGATGCGCGAGTGGGTGCTTGAGCGCGTGGGCGAACAGGCCAAGAAGCTGATGTTCGTCAACGGCAAGTATTCGATTGACAAAACTGTGCGGGCGAACCTGCTCGCGATGGAGAACCCCGATGAGATACCGCCCGCTGTTGCCGAGGTTATACAGTGCGCCGACGACCTCTGGGCGTCGTCAGTTGCGAAGTTCAGCCGCATGGCAGACCTGGCAGACGACGAGGATCACCGAGTCCGTGGCGCTTTTGTATTCGCTGGAGGTGCCGCCACAGGTCGTGCGTCGAGCTATGGACTCCAAGTGCATAACTTCACTCGCAAGTGCGCTAAGGAACCTGATGCAGTACGAACCGCTATGGTCCGAGGGCATAACATTGTCCCTACCTACGGAAAACGAGTCACAGATGTTCTTCGGGGAATGCTCCGGCCCGCACTGATACCCGCGCCCGGCAAGCACTTCGTCGTCGCCGACTGGTCGGCCATCGAGGGCCGCGTCAACCCGTGGCTGGCCGCCAGCCCCGCAGGCGAGGCCAAGCTGGACGTGTTCCGCAAGAAACTCGACCCCTACAAGGTCAACGCCGCTGCGACCTATGGCGTCCAATATCTGGACGTCACCAGCGAGCAGCGCCAGGTCGGCAAGGTGCAGGAACTCGCGCTCGGCTTTGCCGGTGGCGTGGGCGCCTTCGCCGCGATGGGCCGCGCCTACGGCGTGCATTTCGAGGAGGCGCAGGCCCGCAGGATCGTGGACGCATGGCGCCGCGCTAATCCGTGGTCGGTGCCCTTCTGGCAGTCGCTGGAGGAGGCGTACACCCGCGCGATGCGGAACAAAAGCCACGAGTTCAGCGCCGGCCGCGTGACGTACTGCTACGACGGCCAGCACCTGTGGTACATGCTGCCCTCTGGGCGTGTGCTATGCTACCCCTACGCTCGGTTGGAAAGCGATGGGGTGACTTACGCCAAAGCATCGTGGAAACCATCGGCCGACGCGACAGAATGGCCGCGCGCCCGCCTCTGGAAGGGCCTGGCGTGTGAGAACATCACCCAGGCGACCGCCAACGACATCCTGCGCCACGCCCTGCGTCAACTCGACGACGTGGTGCTGCATGTGCATGATGAGATCGTCCTTGAAACCGACCAGCCCACCGACCTTGAGCGTATCATGAGCACCCCGCCCGCTTGGGCCGAGGGTTTGCCTCTGACCGCTGAAGTTCAGACAATGACGAGATACGGCAAGTAGAAACAACAACGCCCGACAGGTAGTGGCCTGCCGGGCGTTTTCACCAAAGGAGCAACACGATGGATTTCTTGGAGTATATGACAAGTCTGGCCCCGGAAGGCGAAACCTTCCTGATTGTCAGACAAAAGCCACAGTTAAAAGATGGCGAGGTACAACTGCACGCCGACGGTGGCGTCAAGGCCACTTGGCCGGCGTTCCTGCCCTCTCACCGCATGAAGGAGGGTCAGTCTTGGTACGGCAACACCGCCAGCTTCATCCTCGACCGCTTCGAATCAGGCCGCGTGAGCGCCTCGGCCGCCAACTGCGAGTATGTCTTGTGCATGGTGCTGGACGACATTGGCACCAAGAGCAAGACGCCCCCGATCGAGCCGACGTGGAAGATGGAAACGTCCGAGGGCAACTACCAATGGGGCTACGCCTTCGACCTCGACGACCAGCCGACCAAGGGTGAGTTCAGCGCGGCCATACAAGCGATTGCCGAGGCCGGCTACACCGACGCCGGTGCGGTTAACGCGGTCCGCAACTTCCGCATCCCCGGCTCGGTCAACATCAAGCCGGGGAAGGGAAACTTCGCCTCCCGCCTGGTCGAGTTCCACCCCGAGCGCCAGTTCAGGCTCGCCGACATCTGCGCCGCTCTCGGCGTCGTGCCCGGCGAGGAGAGCGCCGCCTTTCGCCCCATCCGCATCAGCGACGATGGCACCGACGCGGTGCTGGCTTGGCTCTCCGGTCAGGGCCTGGTGCTCCGCAAGCCCAACGCCGAGGGCTGGGCCGGCGTCGTCTGCCCCAACAGCGCCGAGCATACCGACGGCTCGCCCGAGGGCCGCTACAACCCCGCGATGCGCGCCTACTGCTGCTACCACGGCCACTGCACCGACCTAGACTCGGGCACGTTCCTAGAGTGGGTGGCCGCGCAGGGCGGCCCGGCCCACGCCCCCGGCCTGCGCGATGAGCTACTGGCCTCCATGATGAGCGATGCCCTCCAGAAACTGGAGCCGACCAAGGCGTTCCCCGACGAGGCCGCCCGCGTCATCGCCGAGGTCGAGCGCAAAGAACTCGGCCGCACGACGCGCGCCGAGTGGTATACGCGCTTTGCGTATGTGCAGGAGGGCGATCATTACTTCGACATGCAGGACCGCCGCGAGATCAGCCGTAGCACGTTCAACGCGCTATTCCGGCATATTGAGTGCCGCTCGATCCACGGCAAGAAGCCCAAGATCGAGGCGTCCTACTGTTTCGACGAGCACCGCCAAGACCTGGGCGCCCGCTCCCTGGTCGGCATCACCTACGCCGCCGGCGAGGGGGTGCTGGTGGCCCGTGACGGTGACGTGTACGGCAACCGCTGGCGCGACGCCCGCCCGGCCGTCTCCGGTGGCGGCGATATCA